CTGTCCCTTAAAACGGTGATTAAGAATATAGACGACCAGCTTCTCAAGCCACTGGGTGAAGCGTACTTTCAGTGGAACATGCAGTTTAACGAAAGTTCCCCGGAGATTGAGGGTGACCTAGAGATTAAACCTCGTGGTGTAGCTGCAGTGATGCAAAAGGAAGTACGCAGTCAACGACTAACTACACTGCTACAGACAGTATCCAATCCGATGCTGGCACCGTTTATCAAAATACCAAACCTCATGCGTGAACTGGCTATTGCACAAGACATTGATCCTGACAGCCTTGTGAACGACATGAACGAAGCACAGATTTTTGCAGAGATGTTGAAAGGACTAGCCAATGCTCAACAAGAAGCAAGCCAGCAAGGTCAGCCCGCTGGTGGCGAACAAGGAAGCGTGGGACAGTCTGGAGGAGTACCTGCAGGAGCAAATCCGAATGACGCTTCGGGCGTTGGTGGCGGCACAATCGGAACTGGAAGTGTTCCGGCTGCAGGGGAAGATAACTTCACTGGAACAGATCAAGGGATTGAAGGCTGATTATGAAGCTGCGGTGGATGTAAAGAATGGCTAATGAGTTTTTAAAATCAGTGGTAGACCTCGCTGTTTCTCCTCCAGAACGTCCGTCAGTAGGAACTCCTAGTCCATACGAGGAAGATGATCCTGACCGTCGTCACGAAAAGTTTGGGATAACACGGTACACTGATCCGGGTTACTACAAGTCTGCGGGACAAGTTGCGGGATCAGATGATCGCAGCGGTTCTAAATTTTATTCTGGCACAATGGGAGTGTCCGGTTTAACTGGTAGTGTGGCTGATAACTTTGTAGGTATGCCCAAAGGTCTAGGAATGGGCTTGAGCATGATGGGTGTATCCGGCTTTGGCGTCGGAGCCATGATGAGCCTAAAGAATTTAAGTAATATTGAAGAAAAAATGAAAGCGGGAGAAGCTGGTTACGGCGTTGGAGTGTTTAACAATCGTATTATTGGTGTTTCTCCGGGATTGTTTGGAGGGTACACTTTGTCTGGTGTTCTTCCAGAGGGATTAACAAATAAACAACGCCAACAACTCATTGACAGTCTTTTGGGAATTTCTGCTGGTCAAAATCCTCCGGGCGATGACACTGACGGAACTCCTCCGGGCGATGACACTACTCCGGGAGATGACGGCGACCCAACAACACCTCCGGGATACAATCCTGATCTTCCGTATGACGGATACAACCCGTACCCCGATGAAGGTAATAGACCCACACCTACACCTCCGTCTGATGGCGGCGGCAGCGGTCCTAACTACCCTGCTCCTAACCCCATTGATGACGTTGTTCCGGGTGATCCCCCGCCGTCCCGTCCTCCGTCTCGTCCCGACAATCGCCCACCATCGTCTGATGGCGGCGGCGGCGGCGGACAACACCCATCTGATCCCGGTGGAGGTGGCGGAGGCGGCGGCAGTTCCGGTGGAGGTGGCGGAGGCGGCGGCAGTTCTGGTGGAGGTGGCGGAGGCGGCCACGGTACAGACAATGATCCCGGTTATGGGGGAGGTTACAGAGCCTCTGGTGGCCCTGTAGGCTTTGCAGAGGGTGGTACCACCAAAAAAGACCCAATTCAGTCTACGGGCTTTGTAGACGGCCCACCGCAAAACTATGCAAAAGGCACCACTGTAGCTGACACAGAAAATCACCGTGTACGTGTAGGTTCTTTTGTTCTTAATGCACCAACTACAGAACGACTGCAAAAAGAAGGAAAGCTACCAAAAGGTCCACAAAAGCGCAGGGCTGCAAAAGGCGGCAAAATGATGGATGTAGCCCTCTCTAAAGGTGAGTACGTTATTGACGTAGACGACATTGACAAGTTTGGTGGGTACGACGCCCTTAACGCAGAGAACGACAAGGGCAAGCCAGAAGTAGATCGCAGACAAGCAGCAATGGGCGGCAGTTTTTTAGACGGATACTCAGAAGGCGGAGAATTACCTCTTTCAAGAATTAAACTAGACAACTCTACCAAAACAAAATTTAACACGTTTTTAAAGAGTCGTCGTCAACGTGCAGATGTTGAAAAACTAATTGATAGTATGGACGACAGAGAGCGTTTGGCTGTGTTAGCCCTAGCTGAAACGACTGCTGCTACTGACCCTGTTGAATCTATGATGGGCGTAGGACAAACAGCAATAAATCGAGCCAGAAGCAACAGACGAGATTTTTCTAAAGTAAATGATCTTGGAGCAGTAATGAAACAACGCTCTTTTCGTGGCAGCGGAAGTAAAATGTTTCAGTACGATGGATTAGAGCCGGGTGTTCTTAGCAAAAGACTTACAGAGGTAGTTAAGGGGCAGGTTCCCGGAGCAGTAACTAAAATGTTTTCTGCTGCAGATAATCTTTTAAACCCTGAAACAGAATCTGATCCTATAATTCCATTTGATGTGATGTTTTACACCACTCCTGATGCTCCTCTTGCAAAGAACTTTGAAAGAAATCCTTTGCTAAGATACACTAAAAGTTTTGGAGGGCATGATTATTACGCCCTAGATGCTGCACCAGAAAATTAACAGCATAATGAATTCGTCGGCTACCCGTTAACAACGGCCCCGACACAACCGGAGCGGCTACCTACAAGCCAAAGTAGCCCCGCTAACCAGAGGTAATAAAATGGCAAAACAAGTACGTGGCGCAAGAGCCAACAAACCGAACGACTCTTTCGGAACTATCAATAGCGATACTCTCTACAAAGGCAACTATCGTGAAGACGTTTACAAAGACGACGAAGACGATACCCCGGAGGTAGAAGCAAGCGACGATACCGACCAACCTGAATCTACTAGCTTTGTAGAAACGACGCAAGAGAAACCGGATCACGACTACAAAAAACGATACGATGACTTGAAGCGACATTACGACGCTAAACTAGCAGAGTTTCAGGCGGAAAAACAACAACTGGAAGCGGCAACAAAACAGGCAAACGTGCCTATGCCAAAAACAGTTGAAGAGTTGGAAGAATTCAAAGCGCAATATCCTGACGTGTACGGAGTTGTAGAAACTGTAGCAGCAATGCAAGCCAGTGAACGCACCACCGAACTCCAAAAAGAATTGGAAGTCATTAAAGAGCGTGAGAAGGAGACGGTAGTACAGGCTGCTTACCGCGAACTAACAGCTAATCATCCTGACTTCGATAAGATCAAATCGGACGAAAAGTTTTTAGCTTGGCTTGAAGAGCAACCCGAATCCATTTCGGATGGTATTTACAAAAACAATACCGACGCTCGTTGGGCCTCACGAGTTCTTGATCTGTACAAAGCAGACGCAGGAATCTCAAAAAAGAAGACTAACAAGGCGAAGACCGACGCTGCAACTTCAGTACGTGCCCCTAAAGCTAGGGACATTGCATCTGAACAAAGTGGAGATACTCGCATTTGGAAGGCTTCTGAAATCCGTAGTCTCAAGCCGTGGGAGTTTGAAAAGCTGGAAAGCGAATTAGACGCCGCACGTCAAGAGGGACGGATCGACCCTAACAACTAATCCTCAAACAGAGGGAAGGAAAAGAACCAATGGCATTTGGTACTGCTGCAGGTTATGGTAACCTGCCTTCCGGTAATTTTGCACCGGAAATCTTTAGCCAAAAGGTTCTCAAGTTCTTCCGTCGTGCTTCGGTTGTAGAAGATATTACAAACACCGACTACGCGGGCGAAATTGAAAACTTTGGCGACACGGTTCGCATCATCAAAGAACCAACAGTCACAGTCAGTTCGTATACACGGGGTTCCGTCGTAAACGCACAAGACTTGGCTGACGATCAAATCACGATGGTTGTCGATAACGCAAACGCTTTCGCGTTTAAGATTGACGACATCGAAGAGCGGCATTCGCACGTAAACTTTGAAGCACTTGCTACCTCATCAGGTGCATTTGCTCTGAAGCGTAAGTACGATGCAAACGTCCTGCAAGCTATCTCTGATGGCGCAGGTATCGCTGGTGCTGACGACGCTTCACTGTCAGGTGGTCTTACCACCACAAACAGTGCGCTGGGTACTGCATCCGCTCCTATCAACGTAGAAACTGACGATGCTGGCATCAACTTGATGCTGCTGATGGCACGTACACTGGACGATCAGTCTGTGCCTGAAGAGAATCGTTGGTTTGTAGCACCACCAATCTTCTACGAGAAGATGTTCCAAGCCGGAAACAAGATGGCTGAAGTTCAGGTAACTGGTGACGCTACTTCTCCACTGCGTAACGGTCTTGCTATTCCGGGCACCCTTGCTGGTTTCCGCTGTTACAAGTCTACTGCGCTTAACTCAACAGCAGGTACCGATCAGGTAACTCTGTCTGGTGTGGCAACTGACGCCTCTGAGAATGTGATTCTTGCTGGCCACATGTCGTCCACCTCCACTGCTTCGCACATTGCTAAGACCGAAGTGGTTCGTTCAACTGAGTCGTTCTCTGACGTTATTCGTGGTCTGCACGTTTTTGGTCGCAAAGTTCTGCGCCCAGAAGCTGTCGTTCGCGGCGTCATCGACTTCGCGTAAGGGAGGGCTAGGTAAATGGCTACTTTTGACCATACCATCACTGGTGGTGGAACTGTAGGACATCCCGCACACGCGATTCGTCCTTACATCGTGCAGTCAAAAATCTTTGACGCTGCCGATAACAACCTTACAGCTAACGATGTCATTAAAGTGATTGACCTACCGGACAACTCGATTGTTCTTGGTGGTTGCCTTGATGTCCTTGAAGCTGGTGGCTCTAGTGTGACTTTTGACGTTGGTATCAGCACCGACATTGATGCCTTCTGTGATGGTGTTGATGGTAACGCTGATGCTATCTACAACTTTCACCCTACAGCAACAGGTATCAACACAGTAATTGCAACAGACGCTATCCAAGTTAAAATCTTGGGTGCTGACTCTGCTGTAGTTCGTTTCCGTGTTATTGCTTTGATTGCTGACATTGGTGATCCAACTGCACTGGTTCAGACTGCTTCAGTCCAGACTGGCGTATAACATTAATCAAGGGGGCAGGGCAACTTGCCCTCTTGACCTTTCTTTAAATCTGTGATATATATGCTCATCCCTTCCGGGGTAAACTACACAGGAGATGGCGATGAATTATATCACAAGTAACATTCCATATTTTAAGGCTTGGGTACGAAGAGAATACACAACCAATCACGATAGATACCACGGTGAATTTTTACACGCTATGGTTATTGGAGTCACCACTTTACCAATGCGTACCATGTCTTTTCAAGTCTTGTTTACAGGATGCGAAGACGAAGAAAACAACGTACATGGTGGTGCCATGTGGGCACGTATGCCTCTCACAGCACTGGTGGGTGATACGCCCTTAGATGAATGGCCTACACCAATACCAACATACTTGGCCCAGCCGTGGGATTGTCAATCACATCACCATTCAGTATTTGTGTTGAATAGGGGTACGCCCTGTCCGTGGTTGGCAAAGATAGATGGAGAATTTTATCCTGCAAAGTATTACTTCACTGTGGACTACACAGATACTGAAGTAGCAGATGATCCGGCGCAACACAAACAGAGTCATGTGCTTGAACTTTTAGATGCTGGTGAGTGGACAGGAAATATGGTTGCCCTACCAAACAACAGGGTACGAGTTACAAACCCAGCGTGGTTTGTTACGGGCGACGGCCCACCGGACTTCGCTCCTAGTCAGTGGGTCCATCATTCTAAACAAGACCCGAACTATGTGAGCGACACAGCACGGGTATTCAACAACCTCTATGCGGAGAGTGATTATGAAGAAGATGATGAAGAGTAAGGGCATGGCCCGTGG